AGCATCTCTCTGACCAGCAACACGCTTGCGCTTCTTGGTTACTGGATCAGTAATATAAAGGACTTTGGATCCACAATAGTTAAATGCGCCACCAACACGCTTTTGATAATCTCTACCATCATCATACATGTCAGCATTATGATAGAAACTAGTGTTACTCTCTCCGTCAGTCAAGAACATAGTGTTGACAATATCAACGCGAGTCTTTTTCTTGAAGTCATCATGTATTTTAAACGCAGCCATGATTGATTCGTTCAATGGAGTCGAACCGAGCGTCAAGCGATGCGGGATGTGATAATTAACATATCCACGCGAATATCCAGAAGAATATTGATTATAATAATTACCAAGAACCAACATATTTTCAGCCATCTCAGTAAACTTCTTGCGGTTCATATCGCTAGAGAAAAATTCAATCAAGCGGAATCTTGGATCATATGTCATCTGTCTATCATCCGCATTACTAATGTGGTTGACATTATCTTTTTCTAATTCTTGGAATCTATCAGTGAATGCATACACGCGGAATGGGATATTGACTTGGCGACAGAACAAAACAAGGTTCAGCATTTGATCAATAGTGGGCTTCAAGTCTGCAGCCATAGAACCAGACCAATCAATATACATGATCATACCATGATTTTTTCCGTCAGGCGTTATGCTAACCTTTCGGAAGATATCGTCATTGTAACGATAGCTGTTCATCTTGACAGGATCAATAACACCAGTCTTTGACACAGACTGGCGGGCATATTCTGCCGCAGACTTTTTCATCTCAAATTCTTTTGCCATATACTTGATAGCAGGCTTATTGTTCACAAGGAATTGTTTGTAGAGCGCGACACCAGTCGCTCTCATCCTGCCCGCAAACTCACTAGTGTTAAACATCTCAAAGATATCGTCAGCACGAACAACAAGATCATCAACAGGGTTGGTCGGGATATTAATACTAGTCACTTCAACATTAGGATCATCACCATGTTCAGCGCTGATAGCTTGACGAAGAGCGTTGTCAGTCTTTGAGGCGATTGATTCTTCTGGGTCACCCGAGTCATCACGGTCATAGCCAGAGCCAGCCGATTCATCACCGTCATAATCTTCATCACCGTCTTCATCTTCTTCTTCATCTGATTCTTCATCACCAGTGCCTTTCTCATCACTCTCAGTCTCATCATCAGAATCATCATCTGATTCTTCATCACCAGCCTGCTCACCAGCACCGTCAGTCTCAGGCGAGTCATCTTCACCGTCAGCATAATCTTCTTCATCAGCAGCCTGATTGGCAGCAGCGCGATCATCTTCGTTTCGCTCTTTACAAAAAGCATACAACTCATCAGTAAGGGCAACAACTTCTTCCCATGTTTGAAGCTGCTCAATCTTTTTGATCCAGACCATTTCATCACGCTCAATACGAACACCAGCAGAGCGTCCTGCTTTGAAGTAAGTATTGATTCGGTCAATGAAGCTGAAGCGATTAATCTCTACAATGTCACCACCAAAGAACCCATCAGAAAGCATGCGCTTATAAGAAGAAACAAACGAGCGGCGCAATCCAGGATATCGTGTCTGAACCATTTTCTCAATGCGAGCGTCTTCAACGATGTTAAGATACTGGCGATAGATTTCACCCTTTGAAGAGGCAGACTCATGCCAACCAGCTTCAGGAGTATATAAGGCATGACCAACTTCATGACCTACAAGGTGGTCATAAGTGTCAGCTTGCATGTTATCCCACATAGGGAGAGTAAGGACGCGATCACGAACATTAAAGGAAGCAGTCGGAGCTGACTTGTGAACAACCGTGATATTCTCGGAAGCCAACAGGCGAGCTAGGATGTCTTTAGAAGCGATATTCATATATTGGTCTCTCATCAAATTAGACGCCCATTATACGGCACAATCAAGGGCAAGTCAACAACTAATTTTAGCCAACTTTTACGGACAGCAGGCTCTCATCAATTTAGAAGCCCATTATACGGCATATTCGGAGATTAGACAACAACTATTTGGGGGATTTTTATACCGATTTAGAATAATAATCGGGTTTTTTAGAACTAAAAAGAATAAGGGAATAAAGCCTTGTAATAACAACAACTTAGCTCTATCCCCTCATTTGGGTGTTACGTTAGGCTGAAAAGACAATAACTCATAACAGCATATGCAGTCACTTGAAATGCCCAACAACCCACGCATTCGGCTTTTGACCTTAACATGGGGATTTCTCCTCGAAAATTAGTTGATATTAATTTTTCGAGGACGCTTCTCTTCTGGTAAATTGACCTTTAGGTTTACTACAAGGATTCCTTTATCTAGAGTTGCTCCAACTACTTCGACATACTCGGACAGTCGAAAAGTTCTTTGGAACCTTTTTGTGGAAATACCTTTGTGTAGATACTCACACGATTCATCGTGGTATTGATCACCCACGATATTCAAAGTTCTTTCATCTTGTTCAATAGATAGATCCTTCATATCGAAACCCGCGACCGCAACCTCAATCACATATTCATGCTCGCTGATTTTAACAACGTTATGTGGTGGGTATGTATCCTTGGCGCTTCGAGTTACAAAGTCTAGTTCACTGAACAGGTGGTCAAATCCAACAAATGATGCGCGTGGGAAAAGACTCGGTGTTTTAATACTCGTCATAATGCTCTCCTTTTTAAAGCAAGATTAATAAGTGAACCCGATTATTCGGCATTCACTCACCTATTTATATCAACTGGCTATTGATTTCTCAATAAAGTCAATAATTTGTTGTGTATCTTCAGGGACATTGTGAGCAAAGGTATGGACACATCCAGCTTCACCCATCAATATTTTCTCCCCAAACATATCTTCAATGTTAGCAACCTTAGTCACCCGTCCATTGATAAACGTCTCAGACTGATCAGAACCTCTGTCCGCATAACGCTGTTGGCGTACTGCGTCATCTGTTTTCAGAACTATGATTGATAGATCATGTCCCGCTCTCTTCACAGCCTCGAAAAATTTAGAAGAAGTAAGCCGATCACCCTCGAACACAACGACAGGTGATGGCTCATTCCCCATATACTCTACTGCCATTGGCTGTACTGCCATTGACAACTTATCAGTTCCCGCAAAGACTTCACCGTCTTCATACTTACCAAACAAGCGGATGTCGCCTGAAACATAACCATCAAGCAACTTAACAGGAGTGTCTTTAGTCCACTCCCGCTTTGCCATCCACTGACGCATGAGCGTTGTTTTGCCAGTTCCTGGAATACCAATGATACCAATCACTTTACTCACGAGAAGAAACCCTCTAATGATGTTTGCGATTCAGCTTCTGGATGATATTGATTTAACATATCAACTCCACCTTTATCTTTAAGGTAATCAAACCACTCATCTTCAGCCCACATACTTGGCGAAACACCATTCCAAAAACTTTTCCATAGCTTATGATCTTTGTTTAATCTACGATCATCAACATACTGCTTTCGGAGAGATTCATATTCCCACGAGCCAACATCAAGCATTTTCTCACGGAAGTAGCATACAAGCGAGATACGCTCCATGTCTTCAATAGAAGTTCCAGCAGGTGGCTTCAGCTCAGTGTTGCCGTGTATGCCGCCATGGTTGTTGATCAATAACAGATCTCCAGGACGGATGTTAATGCCAACACGAAACTCTGGAAGAACAAGATAACCACCCTCCCAATTCTTTGCTTTAGCAACAACAGTTAGATTAGAGAAACCCTCATTCAAGTCGCCAGCATCTCGGTGACATGCGGTGCGGAAGTTCTTATTCACAGTAACTGTAGTGAACGGAGTATCTTCGCCCGCAACACGGAAGCGTGGATCTAGTTTAGCAGCAGCTTCATTCTGAATACCATATCGAATAGGCAAGTGTTCTTTAAACTTAGCGGACAACTGACGCATGAAAGGATAGCACTTCTCATATACGCTGTAGTTGTTCTCAGTGTACGCAGTCGCTCGACCATATGGGATGCGAGGATAGCGATCAAAGAAACCAGCAATACCTGACAACACCATGTTAGCATATGTTGTCTCAGAGATATAGTTCTTCTGTGTTGCCTTTGCGTCTTTCTGAGAATCTTCGGCAGACATACCTTTCCACTCTTCAACCTTATCACTGAAGAACGATTCATAGTTGTAGCCATTGTCGGTAATCTTAGAACGGATCCAGACAATACCACGTGACTCACCCTCAGCAGCCACAGCGTGTCTAGCTTTGATTCTTTCTACTGGATCAGTGTCGTCCTCAAACAAAGTAACTTCACGTTCAGCAAAGTGCTTCATAATGTCTAACTGTTCTTCAGTAACCCAATCACGACCGCCTTGCTTTGCTCCTTTTGGACCAGCAGCTAGACCACGATTCTGTGTGGGTAATGCCGCACCAAGTAATCCCTCATATGCGCCATGTTGTTGTTCTTCAGTGAATACGTTTTTACGAAACTTGAAGATAATGTTGTCTTCGTTATTCTCTCCACCAAAGCCAGCAGGAGCATAGAAGTCAGTGTTCTCCTCACAGATAAAGTCCCAGTCAGTATCTTCCATATACTTGCCGAGTTTGTCTTCGCAATTATCCCAAAATTTAGCGGTAACAGTTCTGACTCCAGTTCTGTTATCTACACTAACGTCATATCTTTCGTTTATCACGCCAATCATATCATAAATCTCTCTAGACCGATATCGGTCATCTCATTTGTAAATGTATTCATATGGTCAATTTTCCCAGTATCTAGGAAGAGTTCCATTTTACCCTTATTCACTGAATTTGTCAAGTATTCATTTCGTAGTGTTTCTTTCCTAGCATCCCACATAGGAGTCCAGTCTATACCAACCCACTCATCACACTCGACTTTCTTTATTTCCTCAGCCTGTCTATCTATATAATATCCGAGATAGCGTCCTCTGCTCTTGCGGAATAACTTCTTGAATGAGCACAGCGCAGTTTCCATAGCAAAGAAGTCAGCCTTGT